GAACGTAGTGTTGACACTCATCATAGCTCCTGCAGTGTGGGCTTTTCGGAACATGATGGCAGAGGTAAAGCGTATAGACATACTGCTAAACAGAACACGAGAAGACTATGCGTCTAGGGCAGAAGTAAAAGATGAGATGCAAATTGTGATGGATGCACTGCATAGATTAGAAGATAAATTAGACAGAGTGTTGAGTAGGGATATTAAATGAAACAGTTTTTAGGATTTACACCTGATCAGGCTAGTAAAATGTTACAGCAAAAAGGTTTGAGAGCTAACACACGAGAGGGTGCTGAGTATCTAGCAGGTATGCACAAGAGAGCGCAAGACATGTTAGAAGAGAGAAGCTTTCAGTACGGCGGTCAAGTGGGTGGCTTTGATAATAAGTCTAGCAAACTATTTGATGCTGCCGTAAAACGAACTGCAAGCACAGAACCAAAGTCTCCTGAGATTCAAAGATATTTAGACAATGTTATAGAGACTAGAGGTAATCCTACTATGGTTTATCCTACTACTGCAGATCCGTTGATGGGTTATGCAAACGGTGGTGATGTAGATAACTTGATGCGAGACAATCAGGTAAAAAGAAAGATACTAGCTGAAAGAGTAAAAGCAAACGTAGACTTTCAAGGAGACAGACAAACATATGAGTTAATAGAAAAGTTACCTTTCTTAGGAAGAATAGCAGAAGATCACTATTTAAAGTTACTTGCTAATAGTGTAGATGCTAAGATAGGTAGACAAGCAGACATGCCTTTCTCAACTAGATTGATGTTTGCAGGTAAAGATGCTAAAGCAGATAACGAACTATATAAAGAACTTCTATCTTACGCAGATAAAGAGATGCCACAAGGGGCGCAAGAGCCTACAGGAGAAATACCTCTTTATCAGAAAAGAATGCAAGAGGACGTAGACCGCAAGAATAAAATGCTTATGCAACGTGAGGATTTTACAGGAAGACTTGCAGACGAGATAAGAAAGAGAGAACAAGAAGAACAAAGATTATACGAAAGATCGCAAGAACAAATTGACAAAGACCAAATGCGTGAGATGCAGGAGTTTAACGAGAGACGCAGAGAGAAGTTTTTAGAGCGTCAAGGTAAGCCTGAGTTTCAAGAAGGGGGTGACGTAAAAGATCCTAATGTGGTAAATCCATTCCCAACTACAGGAGGGAATACAGACTCTAAAGCTAGAGATGACGCTAGAAAAAATCTTAATACTGCGCAAGCAGAACTAGCAGCAGAACGACAAAAGTTAGCTAACCTACAACAAGAATTGGCTCAGTTACCTACTGATGAAGCGTCTGACAAGAAAAGACAAGAGCTTGTAGATAAAATAACTAACATGGGGGTAACACTTACACAGAAAGAAGCTGCGGTTTCTTCTGCTTCACAGTCCTTTCAGTCTGTTGGTATACCCACTGCAGCCGAAGCGGTTGGCACTACTGTGTCCACACCTGATGACATATTAACAAGGCAACAAGTCAATCTTATCCCTAGTGATGATACGTCAATAGCAAACCAACTTATAACAGAAGGCACTGGAGAGGTAGACGATAGAACAGATGCAGACGTAAGAGAAGGCACAGCAGACACTGTTGGTGATCCTACACAACCAACCACAGTAACGAAGACTGCCTCAGAAGTAGCTCAGGACATAAGAGATGAGACACTAAAAACTACCACAGGCACATTAAGTCCAGATGCTGAGGCAAAAGCACAAACAATAAAACAAGATGAGTTAGCTATTCGTGATGAAGAGGCTGCCACAGACACAAACAATGTGCAAGTAGAATCTCCTGCTAAAAGAAAACTAGAGCAAGGCGAGTTAATATCAGGTGTTGCAAATGCAGAAGTTGCTAAAAACTTTCTTGAAGGAGTTGAGGCAGCAACAGGCGCACCATCAAGTCAGGCTACTGTACAAGGACAACTTACAAGTCTTATGACACAGTTTGAGGGTGGCAATCCTCCACCTTGGGCTGCAGGTGCTATGCGTCAAGCCACCGCTATCATGGCACAAAGAGGCTTGGCGGCAAGTTCTATGGCAGGACAAGCTATCGTACAGGCTGCAATGGAGAGTGCATTACCTATAGCTATGCAAGATGCAAAGACAGTAGCATCGTTTGAGGCACAAAATATTAGTAATAGACAGCAACGTGCTATACTAGCTGCTCAACAAAGAGCGCAGTTTTTAGGTATGGAGTTTGATCAAGGATTCCAAGCAAGAGTACGAAATGCTGCAACTATATCAGATATAGCAAATAGAAACTTTACAGCCGAAGTGCAAATAGCATTAGAGAATGCTCAGTTAGCTCAGACTACGGACTTAACAGTTCTAGGTAATAAACAAGCTCTTGTAATGGCAAAAGCTGCAGCTATTCAACAGGCTGATATGGCTAATCTTAATAACAGACAACAAGCTGAAGTAAGAAACGCAGACGCATTTTTACAAATGGATATGGCAAACTTTAATGCAGAACAACAAGTTGACATGTTTGCTAATCAATCTATCATACAAGGTTTGTTTACAGATGTAGCTTCTGAGAACGCAATGAAACAGTTTAACGCTACAAGTGAAAACCAAGCGAATCAGTTTTTCTTAAAGCTAGAAACACAAGTAGACGAGTTCAACTCTGCACAGAAGAATGCAATGGAACAGTTTAACGCAGGAGAAGACAACGCTCTTACCAAGTTCCAAGAAGAACTAAACAATCAAAGAGATATGTTTAATGCAAGAAACGAGTTAGTCATAGCCCAAGCTAACGCACAATGGAGACAGCAGTTAACAACTATAAACAATGCTGCACAGAACGAAGCAAATAGACAGGATGCACTGCAAGCTAACGCTCTTACACAAAAAGGTCTTGATGAGATATGGCAAAGAGAGCGTGACTTGATGTCGTATGCTTTTGCTTCTGCAGAGAACGCTGAGACTAGAAGAGTAGAGCTTCTTAAAGCAGAACTAAGTGCAGATGGGGCAGCAGATACCGCATACTCTAGCGCATTAGGTAATTTTGCAGGGGCAGTTGTTAACGGTATATTTGGTTATTATGGAGATAAAGCTGCAGCAACAATTAGGGCAGGAGCAGGATAAAACATGGCAGTAGATTATTTAGCAGGTTTGAACAGATCAAGACAAAACTATATTGATTCTCGAACAGGTCAAGATACAGGCATATCTTTGTCAGGGCTTGGCGCACCTACATCACAAAAAGTTACAGAGTTTATGGCAGAAAATACGGATGATCCTGTTGCTGTGGCACAAAACATTCTGTATGAAAGAGATAATGCTGATTATGCAGGGGACACATTTCAATACGAGTTGAGATCAGGAGACACATTATCTGAACTTGCACTTAAATATAATATGTCAGTCCCTGAGATATTACGTTTAAATCAAGATAATCCTGCTATTAGAGATAAAGATATGATATATGCAGGTGGCACTATAAATCTTACAAAGCCTAAGGACACTGATATTATAATTCCCACCACTACTGACGATAGGTTTGAAGGGTCTAACCTTAATGTAATAATGAATGACCTGTCAAAGAAGTATGACCTACCTTACAATTTTATTAAGGCTGTCGCTACACAAGAATCAGGTTTAAAATATAGAAAGGGTGCGTTAGATGAAGAAGGCATTATGCAAGTCAGACCCATTGCTCTAAAAGATGTTAATAAATTTTACAAAGAATTTAAAGGTAATCCTATAACTATGGATCAATTAACTAAAGGCTCAGGAAGTTATAATATACAGAGATCTGTTGAGGCAGGTGTAGCGTATCTTGCTATGCTAAGAGATAAATACGGTGCAGAAAGTCTGAAAGACATAGCCACTATGTACAACGGTGGTCCTAATGCTGTGCGCTCTGGCAACAAGAAAGCAACAAAGTACGCTAACTCAGTGTTGAATATTATGGAGAATATAGAACCTTTTAAATTTGATTCATTTAAAGAGGACGAGGTAAAAGAGTCAGAAATACCAGACGCATTTAAAGGTAGCCAAGAGCAGTTTTTAGGTGCGGATAGTTTTGATATGGATGAGTCTATACTGTCAGCACAGTTAATGAAGGAATTAAATACATTAAAAAGAGAGATAGACAATGTAACAGATAGCTCAAAAGATAATACCACTATGTTACAGGATGGTAAAAAACTTCTAGAAGAAGCTTACGAGATTATAAGGCAGATAGAGGAAAGATCAGTGACGTTTAAAGATAGAGTAGAAAAGTCGTTTCCAGAAGGTAGTCCTTTTGTAGACAGAATATTAGATGATAAAACGGAAGAAGAGAAACAGTCCATAGTGGCTAGACCAAAGAGGTTTGTACGATGATAAAAGAAGGTGTACGTTTAAAAGCCCCAATTCCCGGACAGTCTTTAACAGACGAACCTAAAGGATATGCGTGGGAAAGACCTGCAGAATTTACCACAACAGAGGATGCTCTAAAATATTATTTACCTAGACTAACAGATAAAGAAATAGTTGAGGACATGATGTTAGCTCTTGAGAACGGCTTCCCTCTTGCGACATTAGTAAAAGGTATATACATGAACGGAGTGATGGAGGGTAAACACAGCATAGATATAGGTTTACTTATAGCTCCTGTATTACATGAACTAATATTAGCAACAGCCAAAGATTATGGAATAAACGTAAAAGAACTTCCTGTCAGTGAAAATGAGAGAGTGAAGAAGAGACAAGCAGATCAAGTCAGAAATGCAGTCGCTAGAGAGGTAGAATTAGGGCTGTCAGAGGACGAAAGTTTAGAAGAGTCGATGGTATCTACGGATGAAGGGGCTGAAAACGTCCCTCAGGAACAGGAAGAAATGCCTGATATGCCCAAAGAAGGCAAAGGATTAATGGCTAGGAGTATGTAATGAGTAGACAAGGTAAAGCATTTACAGCAGCATTTTTGAATCAGATGACGCAAGGTATAAAAGATAGAGGAACTATTGGTCTTGCCTTTGAAGAAAAGGAAATGGACAGATTTGATATTAACAAGCAAGATTTTAAAAAGAGATTGTTAGATGTAGACACTGCTAAAAATTTAGCAACTAAACTTAGAGGATTAGGGGCTAAGAATAGACACATTATGTATTATGCAAAGGATGGAGATCCTATTACTAGCCTTAAAGAAATAGAAAAGAAACTAAGAGAGATAAAGCAACAGAAACTTACAAGTAGGAATCCTGAAGAACTAACTCCAGAAATGGTTGACGAGATACTTGATTTACCTGCTGAGTTTAAAGATGATGCTATGCCTATGGAAGAGTTTTGGAATAGAACATTTAACCTATTCAAAGAAAACGAAAAGGCTATGCCATCAGACAACGATGAAGCATTCATGGGTAACTTAATTTTTGCAGCTCTTAATTTAAATCCAAAGGAAAGAGTAAGACGAAAGTTAGAGAACACTATGTACAAGGGTGACTATAGTATTAAGGACATCAACGAGATAGCAATGAAGAGCAGGTATGCTGATGCTTTTGGTGGTGAGTTTGAGGCTGCAGAGATGGATGTAACTAAGTTTCCTGTCATTATAAGCAGTACAGACAGAGCTAGATACGAAAAGCTTTACGCTGATACTATTGATGACTTGTTAAAGAATGAGGCAGAGATAATAAAGGCGTTTGGGTTGAATCCAACAATGGCTAACAGATCTAAAATTACACAGGGCATACTAAATCAAACAATAGATCCTGCTTTTGAATCTTTAGGATTTGGTGGTGATATATATCAAATAGCAAAAGCATATGCTGAGGCAAGAGCTAGACAAAAAGTTATAGATGTGTTTGATCTAAGCGAAGCACAAGTAAAAGAAATACCTTTCTTACAAGGGACTACTATAAGCGTTACTACAGGCACTACTACAGGTGGTGGAACAGACAATACAACAAATACTACAACAGGCGGTACAACAGATACTACAACAGGAGGCGATAATTTAGACGGTGCTAGAAATGCCTTACCTGAAATGGTAGCACAGAATGGTAGTAGAGCTATATATGATTTTCTTCAGGCTTTTGGTGCGTCCCATCTTGCAAGGTATGGACAGAAACTACCTGATGGACCTCCTATGCCACAGGAAAAAGAAGCAAAGAGAAAATGGAAACAGAGTTGGGGTAAATACTATAACGAAAATGGTAAACCTAAAGTAAGGTAAACTTAATGGCTAATTTATTTCAAGAGTACATGGGGGATAATAACCCTGCTAAAATAACACCTGTAGAAAGAACATTATCTGGAGAAGATTCTGCTCTAACTATGGATGATTTAGAACAAAACACTGCTTACCTAGATGCAATCAGAGCATACATGGTAGACAGAAAAGGTAAGCACTTTCTCACAAAAAACCCAGAAGAAGTCGTAGATGCTTTCACACGGCATATGCGATTCTTTAATGTTAACGAAGCGTCTACTATGGCAGAGGCTTTATATATGCACAAAGCGGATGATGCAAAAAGAGCAAGAGCTGCAGAAGCCTTTAAGGTTTACGACAGACTAGGCAATGTGTTTGTAAACGATGGGCTGTATGGGGCTGTTGATGGTGTGTCTGATTACATACAAGCTATAGTATCTTCCCCCTCTACTTATTTAGGATTTGGTGTAGGTAAAGGTTTGAGTATGCTAGGTGGTAAGGCTGCTACAAAAGCAGTTAAGAAGAAAGCCATGCAAGCCTACAGAAAAAAGTTGACTTCAGAGTACCCCAATATAGGTGTGTCAAAAGAGTCAGCAAGAAAAGCATACAATGACGTAATACAAAAAGGTCTAAACCAACAACGCTTAAAAGTAGCAGGAGCAACTGGTGTTGCAGACGCAGGTGTGGCTGTTGCACAGGACAGACAACTTCAGGCTACAGAAATAAAAGCAGGATCTAGAGATGATTTTGATCTATCACAAACTATTGTTGCAGGAGGTTCTTCTTTAGCAGGTACATCTCTTGCTATAGCATCTTTACCAAAAACAAAAGTAAAGACAGATAGAGATGGTATGTATAACAAGCTCAGAAGAGCTGCAAAAAAGACAACTGAAGGTGTGCAAGTAACTAAACAATCAAGAGTAAAGTTTGGTGATAAATTTGAAAAAGCTTTAGAAAAAACATTTGAACAAGAAAAAGATGGCGGTCTAATACAACAAGAGTTAGCTCGTGAAGGACAAAAGATACTGGCAAAAAACGCTTTAGATAATGAAGCAGCAGATCTAGAGGGACTATCTACTATACAGATAGACGAGCTAGGAAATGTGTTTGTTAGAAAAGAAAAGAAGTTAGATATGCCATTACGTCCCAATGTTGTTACTCGCTTGATAGGTAACAAAAAAGACGGCACATACATAATAGATCTAGCAAAAGAAGCAGGGTTTAAGTTTCCATCTAGCACAACAAAATCAGATCAACTAGGTATAATACTAAGTAGTTTACCTGAACCAAAAGCCAGACAGATTGATGACCTAGTTCATAAACATACAGGCATGCGATTTGGTAGTATACGTGATAACTTAGCACCAAGAATAGCAGGTGTTGTTGCTAGAAGTATACGTGACTCTGCACAAACTCTTGTGGCTGTACAGGGCAAGAAGTTAAGAGAAGATTTAGCTTACCTACAAGGTACGGTATCTCAGAAAATAGCAGACGAACAGGCATTGCCTAGAGATTTTGTAGAAGAAGTATTAGAAGCTATGGCTGATGAAAAGAGAACAGGATCGCCTGTATCTATAGGCTATGCACAAAACTTATGGAAAAGAATGCTTGTATCTGCGCCACAAACAACAGCCGTTAACGTGTTTGGTTGGGGACAATGGTACACCGCTAATGCTCTTGCTGAAGTTTTACAAGGGGGTATCTACGCTACGTTAGGTTTAATGAAAGGTGGTAGCCTAAGTGAAGCAGGACGTAAAGACTTTGCTTTATCCAAAGCTATGTTTCAACTTCAAAAAGAAAAGTTTAAAACTCTTGTTGATCCATACGCAACCTATGACTCATACATGCAGATACTTCAAACTGATCCTAAGTTAAGACAAAGATTATTTGATACCTTTTCAGGCGGTGTTGACAGAACAGCAAAGAGATTTGATATAGACGAAGCTAATGGTATATTCAGAGCTTTTGAAAGTATAGCGGATGGAGCTGCCAAAATATCAGGTGTGCGTTTACAGGACAGTGTTACGAAGAGTCAAGTGTTTATGAACTCTTTGGATAAACAATTACGTATACAAAAGCAAATGACATTTTCAGATGCTATAGAAAAAGGAGACTTTTCTGAATTATCTGAGGAGGTTGTGGACAAAGCTCTAGAGGACACAATGAAGTCTGTGTTTTCTTTTGACTATACCAAACAATTAGAAAATGTAAATATTTTTGACAGACCCGGATACTATGGAAGAGAATTAGCAAAGGGTGTAGAGTTTGTTTCAGGCAATCCTGTGGGTGGATTTATACTACCCTTTGGTAGATTTATGAATAACGTAGTAGCATTCTCTTACGCATGGGGACCAACTGGACTATTACCTGCTATAGGTGCTATGTTTAGAGGGCAAAAGGTAGACGCTGTTGAAGCTTTATCAAAAGCAACGGTGGGTACTACAGCGTTGTTTTTATCAATGGACTTTCAAGAAAAGCAAGAAGCAAAGGGATATGCTTTTAACGAGATAGAAACAGGTAGTGGGGATGTTGTGGATATAGCAAACACCTTCCCACTATCTTTAGTTATGGCAGCAGGTAGGTACTTTAACACGCTACTAAAAGGGGGTGACACCTCAGACATAGCACTAGAGTTTGGTAAACAAATTGCCATTGGTCAAACAGCAAAAGACTTATCTTTTGGTAACGATCTTACTAAGCTGTACTCATTTATTGAGAGAGGATTACTTGAGGGAGACGAAGGTTCTTATGTAAAGTTTCTACTAAACCAAGGTTTTGGGACACTACTAGGGAACATAGGGTCAGGGTACACTAGGTTTTTAGATCCAGTAAACAGAATAGTGGGGTACGCTTCAGACACAGATCCGGGAATAGACCGAAGATTAGCGGATGGGTTTGGGGGAGCATTGTCGTTAAACGGTCTTAAATACACAGATAATATATTTGAGAGTCTAACAAGAATGTTTACAGATGATGATGAGTTTTTAATGGGAGAGAAAGCTCAGGTTGCATACAGAGAGGGTGATATTTATGATCCTAGTCCAATGCAAACCATAATGGGTGTGCGAGTTAAACAACCTAGAACTGCTACAGAAATAATGTTTGGTATGGTGGGTAAACCTAACTGGAGAAGTAGTATATACACAGGTATACCTAAGCATGATAACTACGTTAACCGTATAATAACACCTGTACTAGAACAAGAGGCTGAACTACTGTTAAAGAGAAAAGGTTTTAAGAACGCAAGTCTTGCAGATAAACAACAATACGTACAGGCTGCGATTCGGAGAGCTAAGGCTGTTGTAAGAGATGAGCTAAGTGTAATGCCTAATACTAAAGAGGGTATAGACTACAGAAGGGTTAAGATAGACAGACAAGTTGGAGATGCCAAACTAAAAAGAATTATGAATGAGCTTGGTATAAAGAATAAACTTAAAGATATGACTAATGTTGAACTAACAACTTTAGAGGGATACTTAAAAAGAAAGAGGGAACTCTTTGACGAGTTACCCCCTTACTAAGTAATACTCTAGATTAATACCATTTGGTATAGAGTTTATGTGGATCTAAACTAGACCATGAAGATGAATAGCCTGAAACACCTAACGCTCTAAGCTCGTCACGTACTGCTTCATCTGCAGATTTACGTGCCTCCATAGCAGATTTCAAACCTGACATACGCTTTTCACGATAGGCTTTTTTCATATCTCTGAGTTGTGTATCCAACTCTTCAATTTCTTTTGCCATATCTTCTAGACTAATTTTATCTTCCATATTTACCTCCGTTTTTTTGAAAGCTTTTTCTGCTTCTCTCCTCGCTGAAGTCATGTCGCCTCCCCAAGTTGCGATAATAAGCGGCATTGAAGCCTCTTTCCCATTCTTTAAAAGCTACACTTCCGAGGTGAAATGGGTTACCTCTCAGCATCTTTGTCCCCTCAGAGAACTTACCTCTAACAAAGGTGCTGTATCCTTGTTCATATGGCTTCATGTAAGATCCACTATTTCACATGAATCGCCAGAACATGCAAGGGTTTGTGAGGAATGTGTGTTATCCTCGTTTTCATAACTTTGGAATTTATCCCAATCTATATGTCCGAACTTACTGCGAAACTCATTGTATACAGCTTCTGTACACTCTTGATAGGGTGCTTGTTGGTAAGTATGGTCGGAGTGTGGTAAGAAAGATACACCTGACATTTCGTCAAAGTGTTTGAAGACAAATGCTCCTACTTCCATCCACTCGTCATCTCGTACAGAAATGGTTACTGACGGCTTGTGTTCACACCAATGTCTTTGGTATGTGAGCCATGTCTGTAGCTGTTCTATGGCTGTCATATCGTCTCTCATAACTGATTTACGAGGTGACTTCATAGGAAAGCTAAACACCATGTTGGTATCAGGCTTCATTACATCAGGTTCACTAGGAACACCACTGTCTACCATGAAGTTAGTAAGAGGATCTTTATTATCGCCCCTAACGGTACGAATATAATAACTGCTATGACGAGGGTGGATACCACTGCTTGAGTCCACAAGCTGTGATACTGTCCCACTGGGTTTAACGCAGGTGATGGCTGTGCTTTGGGGGATTCCAAAGATTGTTGCCCATTCTTTGTTTGTTTCAACGGCAACCTGCCGTAGGGATTCAAGCGTCTTATCCAGTCCATGTTTCTTTCCACTCGTTAGTTCGTTATCCATTATCCCTGTAAGGCTAACACCAAGTAGTCTTTCTTCCTCTGTGTTATCTTTCCATACCTTACGTAGATAAGGGAACTTAGTCAAGGTAGATTGTGCCGTACCAAGTATAGTCGCAAGCATTACCTTCCTCTTCAGATCTTCAAACTTATCTTTCTCTCGTATCACAACTTCAGTTAAGTTACAGAACTGATAGGGTCTAAGTATTATTTCACTGCAAGGATTAGTGCCAAACTCATAGTCAGCATCTCGTCTACCAAACTTCTTTGCTTGTTCCTTTGCAGATATTCTATTAAATATACCACGCTCTCCTGACTTAGACTCGACAAGAGATGTCCATTCTCTCAGGAATGTCTCTCCATCAGGCTTGTCTGTGTAGCATACAGAGTTATTAGCAAGTGCCATTTGTGGTGCTGTTTCCCACCATTGTCCAGACTTAGCATGTCGCATACGTCCATCAGATAGGTTAGACAAACTTATCATAGCAGATCTACGCACACCACCTGACACAACAACTTCCCCAACCTTACACATTAGATTATGACAGTCATAGCTAGACAGCTTACGTCCTGCGTTGTGCTTAAATAAAGATACAGTAAACCTAAACAAGTCTACTAGCGGTGCAGGTCCTGACGCTCTACCTCCGAATATCTTTAACCTAGCTCCTGCAGGTCTAATGGCAGATGTGTCCCATGTTGGTACTTCACCCATATACAGGTGTCCTATTAGTTTACGTAATGCCTTTGCCCATCCCTCTTTGCTGTCTTGTACTTTTATAACAGTATCAACCTCTTCCATATGCTCAGGTATGTCTGGTAATTTACTTACGTACTGCCTCTCTACAGAAAAGCCTACACCTGTACCACATAGAAGTATATACATAGCTTCATCAAAAGACTTAGGATCGTCAACAGGAAGATAACTACAGTTATATCCTGCAGTGTTGTCTCTCTCAAGGGCAAGACCTGCTGTCATCAACGCTCTCATAGAAGGCATAACTTCTAATTTAGTTATAGCATCTTTTATTTGCTGTACAGGTAAATGTCCCTTAACCTTCAACGACATAAAGTCAACGTATCTGTTGACTGTTTCTTCCCATGTTTCTCTTCTGTTCTCGTTTGGTAGCCATCTTGCATATCTAGATACGGCTATAAATTTTTGATAATCATTCATACTTTTGTTACCTTCATCTGTAATATTTCTATATCGTCCATATCGTAGAGGAGATCTTTAATTATATCCGACATTACTTTCTCTCCCTCTCTCTTCTTACTCTCTGCATCGCAAGTGACAGGCAGATGACTAGACTCATCGTCTATCTCCACCTCTGCTACAATCTTAAATTTCATTGCTCCTCTCCAAACTCGTTATCATTCTACTTAAATACCATTGCGCCTTTCTAAGATCTTCACTACCATTACCTTTATATCGCCATCTATGTATGTATTTTATCACATTACCTTGACAATAAAAAGCAAATTCTTTACCTAGTTGTTGCTCAATATAGTCTATACATTCCACCCCACCGTTATTGTAATGAGGTGGACTATTCACTAAGTCCACTTGTTCAGTACACCTAGTTGTATCTTCTTTTTCTTTTCTGTCAACCACTTTTTTGGTATCTCCTTATCTGTCCATAGAAACCCATACTTATCACACCAATCGCAGTAGCGTGTCTTAGAATTTTTATGAATCTTGTTGTATGCGTTTTGAAATAAAAACCTGATGTCCAGATCAGGGTACTGCTCTTGCACTAACAAATGCTTCACTCTATCAGTTGGTTTAAACCATCCTTTTGCTTCGATAATAATACCATTGTTAAGAATAAAGTCAGGCTTATACAAGCGAAACATTTGCACTGCGTATTTGACTGATAGTTTTTCATATCTAATCCTTTGCTTTTGAGAACGTAATAACTTTGCTACGTCCTCTTCAAACCTACTCCTGTACTGTATCTTGGGCATTGCTAAGATACACGTAGTTTACTAAAGGTGGGTTAGCTGACTTAGATACTTTAGAAGGTAAGACTTGTAAGTTTTCCCAACATTTCTCTCTGTAATTACACAAGCCACATTCTACTCCTAGTTTCATATTACCACTAGGCTTGCCATAGTATGTTTCCTCTATAGGTTCATAGCATCTTTCAAACGCACCGCCATTATTAATGTAAGTTACTGTCTCTTGTATCTTCTTGAGTTCAGCATCCATATCTACATCCTCAGCACTCACATACTTGAAGTTACCATTAGCTTTGTTGATTACCCACCAACCCCCAACAGGAACACCCTTGGCTTTGGCATAACCAACTAATTGTGCAACATAGCCAAAGCTATCCTTACCACTTAGTGTAGCAAAATCTGTAAACTTGTTTTCGTAAGACCAAGGAGAGGCTGACTTTACATCGTCAACCTTACCATTCATAACCATGTCATACGATCCATCAACTTCACTGTCGCTAAGTTTTAGTGTGACCTTATCACTGTCGTCAAACTTTACATCAGACGCTCGTAGCAATCCTTTAAACACCGCTTCTACAATATCACCTAGAATCATATTGATAATGAAGAAAGGGGAGTTGGGTAACTTATCCTCAGGAGAGTTCTTATCAAACCAAAGCTGACATCTCTTACGTCCTATGTTGGACATCCTCAACTTAAATTCTCTCTTCCCCCCTGAGAACTGGCGGTCTAATGAATCTCTTACATCTTTAGCTACGAGGTCAAGAATAGCACCGTCAACACTAGCTTCGCCTAGCATGACTTTCTGTAAGAAGGAGTGTACCGCCAACTCTGCAGGATGGTTCATGCCTACTCCTCTATCTCAATAATCTCAGAAGCAATCTCTTCTTCGTCTCCTGACAACTCGTCAGGACGATGATGCTCCTCCCATTTACTTAATGTGATAGAGTTCATAGACTCAACCCACTCGACAAAATTATTTAGTGTCTCCTGATCGTCAGTATTAATCTCTACTAACTCACCTAGATACGGTTTCATAACAGCGTAGGTAGCACCACTAGGTATACTCTTTACTTGTGACGACATGTGAACTAAATGTTGAATAGGAAGTCTATTCTTTCTTTGTATCTGAGAAAACAAGTCAGTCATAGCCTTAAAACTGTCACGGTTTTTTATTCTCATTAAGAAAGGAAACTCCTTTACTTCAGTTGGTTTACCCTCAGCATCCTTTGGGCTGTCGAGTGTACACAAACCAAATATGATCTTGAACCTGTCGGTGCTTCTCATAAGGTCTTGTGTCTCTTGTGGCAACGAGTCAAAGTCTTTGACGTAACCTGATGGTCTTCCACAGTTGAACCCACCATAGTTATCCTTTAAGTCCCCATTCAAGGACGTTGCCATAACAGTGCGTAACATTCTACCTTCACCGCCATCAGGTCTTTGATAGTTTTTATCGTATCGCTGAAACTGAAAGCGTTGCATGAAAGGTCGTATAGTTATCTTGTCACTGTAATAAACAGATTCATCAGGGAACACTACTGAGAAAGCACCTGCCTTAACAATGGCAACTTCCATCATCTCACCATCCACCTTCTTTGTACCCATTACGTTCTGATGAACCTGTTTAATCTCTGCCAGTGCTGAGGTAGAACGAGCAGGTAGATTTGACATACCCATCAACTCTGCTAAATCAGCACTAGATTTTCCAATTATTGCTAAACCATTTTCCATATATATTTTCTCCTAAATAAGAAAGTGAATTATATCACTGAACATCTGCTACGTCAAGCCAATTATCACCTATTTTTGATTCTAATAACATTGGTACATTTACATCTATATCGTAATGACTTTCTATTATAATCTTTAGGTTCTTATTAACTTGTCGTATTATGTTCAGCACCTTGTCAACTTCTGCAGGATGGACATCCAACACTACAGAATCATGCACACTATTTACTAACATACTCTTTAAATTATCTATCTTCAATAGCTTCTCTATCTCTAATAAAACTATAGGAACTATATCACCAGTGGCAAAGCCTTGCACAGGATAGTTCTTTATCATGGTGAAGTGCGTAGGCGCACCACTTGCTCTTCTCTCTACATCAGGAAAAGCATACTGTCTACCTGATGGTATCTTCACTCTGCCAAGATTTATAGCCTCGTCACCTAACTTCTTGTGCCATTTAGCTATACCTTTGTACTTGCTCATAAAGTGTGTGTAATACTCAGCCTCAGCTTTCGTTCTACCGAACCCTGTAGCTCCATAGAGGGGTGCAAAGGTGTGTGCCTTAGCTTCTTGCCTAGTGGTAGGTTGACCTGCCTCAGAGATAATTTTAGCCGTGTAGGAGTGAACATCAAAACCTGTAGATACTTCTTGCATTGCAACTTTATCCTGCGACAGAAGTGCTGCCACTCTAAATTCTAGCTGTGCAAAGTCTGCTTCTAGTATCTTACCCTTCATGCCAAACTGATCACAGTTCCAACGAGACACAAATACTTTCTTAACAGGAAACGTACCGCCCCTTGGCATATTCTGCATGTTAGGATCTGCTCCGCTAAATCTACCAGTGGCAGTTCTGTGCTGTAGTAGCTTTACGTGTAGCCTATTGTCGCTCTTTGTATGTATTGTTATCCCCTCAACAAACGCAGAGAGATAACTAGACACAGCACTCTGTCTCTTGAGATCTGACAAGAATGATTCTGCGTAGGTAAGATCCTTTGCCTTAGCTATATTTATAAGACCTTCTAGATTACCCTTGCTTGTAGAGAAACCATTGGCACTAACCCATGTCTTTGATGGGGGAAAGAAGCCAAGACCTGCCATTTCTTTTAGTTTTGTAAGCTTATAACCTCTCGTATCGCAGTCTACACAGCGACTAGGCTTGGCAAATGGAGTCCCATCCTTCTTTATCTTGCGTATTTTACCCTCACCATTGCACGTTTTACATACACTAGCCTTAGTTTTTACCATCATAGAACTATTTTCCTTGACAGCCTTTCTAAATTCTTCTTTTGTGTCAGCATGATCAAAGGCAACCGCCCACTTTTTCTTATCATGTAGTATTCTAGAGTAGATAACTTGACTAACCTGCTCAGGAGAGTTGAGATTTATTGGTGTATCGCCCATTAATTTCTTGACAAATGTATTTAACCTGTTTTCTATATCCAAAAGCTCGTCTTCAAAGTCTTTTCTAACGTGAGCAAGAGCATCTTTGTCCACTGCAAAGCCATTCATGTACATTCTTGCTAGTGTTTTGCACACTTCGTTGTTTATATCACGAACATTTACTAAAGATTGGGACTCAGGCTTGGCATATTCGTCCATTAACTTCCAATAAAGCTCTCGTGTTACCCTGAGATCCTGCTTTAGATACTCTGATAGCTCGTCAAGAGGTATATCATCTGTCTGAAACCCTCTGGTAAAGTAATTTTTTAGTGTATCTGACTTCTTCATGTCCAAATTGTGCCGTATTGCACAGTTTTCTAGGCTCACAGACCCCTTCTGACCACGTTGTAGTATATAATCACCTAACATTGTGTCAAAAATCTCGCCATCATACTTAAAACCACATGCCCAAAGCCATTGAAGGTCATATTGTAGGTTGTGACCTATCAATAATGTAGTGTTGTCAAGCACTCTTTGCAATCTTTTGTCTGCATCATCATCTTCTATAGTCTTTTCTTTGTGGTCAAACACAAATACGGTCGTATCATTGTCAAGATAATCTGACACACCAACGAGTGTCAAAGAATTGTCAGGTTCAAAAGGGTCAAGATGTAACTTGCCATCCCTCTTTGTTGTAGTATTCTCTACATCAAGTACAATCTTCATGCTGAATATATACCTCTCTCTACATCTAGCTCGACATGCACTGTGCCATGCCAACCTGTTAGTTTGTTTTTAGCCAATCTAATGTGACGTTGAGGATCGTTACTGTCCTGACCCTCAATCTCAGGGTTCTTACTAATTAATAACATCAAATCTGCTTCGGCTGCCTTACCAGTTTTACTGCCTTCAAGCATAGATTGATTGACATTTATCTTACCTTCAGCCTCTGCTGATAGCTGAGACATCCATATAATAGCACAGTTGTACTTCTTTGCTATATTTCTAGCGTGAATCGCTGCCTCTTTTAAATAAATATCTGATCTATCTGAACCTGACACTGCAAACTTATCTCCCATATCGAGAACTATTATATCAGGTTTGACGCTTTTTGCAAGCTGTTCTACATAATCCATACGTTTATCTGTAGCATCCTTGATAGATAGTAACTCTTTTACAGGAGCGTATCTCTTGATAGCTAAGTCTCTGTTCTCTAAAACTTCTTCGCTAGACATTTTAGACTTACAATACAGATACCGCAGACCGACTCGCTTATAGGCTTCTTCATTACACAGCACTACACACTTTGCACCTTGATCTATAAAGCCACCCTCTGATGCTATAAGACTAGCATGAAAAGATGTTTTACCAGTGTTAGGTCTTGCACCGACTATCACAAAGTGACCGCCACTTAGTCCTTCAACTCGTCTACGCAAGGACGGGATGTTAAACTTCCACTGATACTTTACATTAAGATGTTCTAGTAACGTATTGAAACTTATATCATCTCCCTCAAAGCGGAAGCTAGGTGTAAAGTCATCTTGATAGTTGTCAAGTATGTTTCGTAGGGGTTCTAGGTTGGTCTTCGTTCCGTTTACATAGTCAAATCCAAGATTGGCAATCTCCTCTCCTACCATCTGTTGAAATAATTTAGACAGCACTTCCTTCGCTATCTCGTTATTCATAGCGTCTTCTTTAGACAGCTTGCTGAACAGAACCTCGTAAGAAGCTCTGTTCGCTGATGTCATAGTGCCGTTGTTAGAAAAGAACAATGCTTGTAGCTCTGTCAAAGAGACATCCCTTTCATACTTGTTCATCGTTGTATCAAGCGTTTGCTTAATCTTCCTAACATCTTTACTAAACAATCTATCTGGACATTTACTGCCCTTATGATCGTCATAGAAATCTTTTTGCATTAGACTCCTAATTAGTGCTAGTTCTATCATTAACTCTCCTTAATGCTGAATCGAATTTGCTTTTATTATAATTAGTAAGATGAAACCACTCGCCCCTTCGCTCTCTTGATTTAAAAGTAAAGTGACTATGTAGTAACTTCTCTGCTTTGTTTCTGTCCTCAACCTTCGCAAATGTAACTAGCTCGTAGTCTCTATGAGGACTGCTAGTCTGATAGCTCTTACATCTATCTGTCGCATCGACAGCCTTACCTACCTTGTACCAATCCTTCCACGCAGGATTTTTAAGAATGTATACTTCTCCTTTTGGACAAGTCTCATAGTTCTGTAAAGCAGAAAAAGCAGCATCATTAAATGTTTTATACTTTCCCGGCTTATACAATGGGTGTGACTTGGGTACGTACTTACCGTCTACATACATCTGTGCATCGTTCCTTTTCTTTACTGCCTCAACACTATCTTTATAATAATAATTCTTACCTGTCAATGGGTTTATTGTATCAAGCATTAACTAACTCCCTTAATTTAAGCATGTCTGCTTCTCGTTTATATTTAAGATCATCCTCTATGGGCATCGCTATTACCACAGAGGGATCACAGTAGCTTTTCAACTCTTTGGTATACTCTATTGTTTTACCAAGAGCATCTGGATCAAGAGCAACAATAATCTTGTCAAACGTATCAAGATATTCTTTATGCTCTCTCAAAAGATTCGTTCCTAGAAGTGCAACACCAGTGACTCCTATTATATGCTGACCTACCACCGTAGCGGATATACAATCCTCAACTACAACAGCTATCTTTTTGCATGGCTTTATACAGTAAGAATAATACTTACCTGCCTTCCCATACTTGTACCACTTTGGGTACGCATCATACAATGCTCTACCAATAGCGTCAACAAGTCTGCCATTCTTGTATATTGGGAACACTGCTCGTTTATCTTTAACATCGTACAACACATCTATCATTAAATCCCATCGTGATCTAAAGCGTTGTATATAAGAGTTGTCTCCATCTGTTATATGCTCAGGCATCTCAAACTTTTCGTGTGGCTTTCCTTCTATCTCGCCACTTAGTTTTTGTTTGATAGTATCAACTAACATGTTTGTCAGGAAAGAACCCTTCACATCGCAGGATGCACGATAGCAGTTGTATAGCAACATGCCATCTAGGTTACTAACCGAAAACTTCTTAACACCATTACACTTGGGACAATCCATATTAATTGTCTCTCCTTCTTTGATGTCAAGATTCTGTAAGAAATCTCTTGAGGGTATGTTAGGCATTCTTATATGTCTCCCTTCTACTGAGTGCGTTACTCGCTGAGTTGTAGGTATGTTTGATGTAGGGGGCGATTGAGTTGGGACTATTGTGTCCTGATACCGCCATGATCTGCGTTGTATCAACACCTGCTTCAACCATCTCAGTGATAGCTGTTCTTCTCATATCCATTGCTGTAAGTTCCTTTGGTAAGTTCGCTTCTTCTTTTACTTTGTTTACCAGTGGGCTGATGTCTACATCATTGTAGATCCTGTACTGTCCACCTCTAGGGTAGGGGTGAGGTACAACATAGTTTTGAAATCCAAACTCTTCATGCTGTTTAGTGAGCATGACAAGTAGATTCTCCTCTATAGGCAAGTGTACCTCTGCCCTCTTCTTTGATTGTTCGAGGTCAAGTCTTTTTTCATCAAAGTTGATATTGCTCCATTCTAGAGATCTCATATCCCCCACCCTTTGAGCGAAAGAGTAAGCCATGTGTACAATCAAACCAATGCTTCTCCACTTATATTGAGAGTAAGCCGTATCTAAGAATACCTTTACTTGGTCGCTTGTCCACATGACCTTACGTCCACGCTCCTTCATCTTACTAACGCTCCGCATTGGGTTACGCACAATCAACTCCAGTTCCTCAGCCATATTAAGAACTATTGAAGTCGTTGTCGCCATCACGTTAGCAGTTCGTACACCTCTCTTCAACCACATCTGATAGGCTGTCTTACAGTGAGCCACACTGAGTTTTGACAACTTAGTATCGCCTATCTTTGATGCAGGAGTTATTGGTGTACGTAACACATTAGACAATCTATACTCATAACCTTTCTGAGTTTGTGGTCTAAGTGCTAAGAACTGAGGACTACGTAGGTAGTAGCCTACCATATCACTCAAGTTCTTTATTTCTTTTATGTCTTTTTGTAAGGTCATTATAATTACCTACGCACATTCCTATAAAAATCAAAAGCCATAATACTACAAAAATTAGTATTTGTAAATCCCAAAATATCATTTCTTTTCCCATCTGTAGAATATATGTCTATTTATTCTAACTGTTTTAGTCTTTGTTCTTGCCCATGCAGGTCGCACATAAGTTGCATGATAGTGAGTCGCACCCTCTGTAACATCTAGTGTTATCCTATTTGTCAGAACCATAGACGCATATCGAATAGAGTTTTGCCACTTCTCACTCTCCGTATTGACATCATCTTTCTTGCCATCACAATACCATGAGAACTGGCATTTGCCAAGAACTACTTTACCATTTTTGTATGTGAGTCCTTGCTTAACTACATCACACACATTGTCAGGATAACGGCTATCGTTAACTCTGTTCATTACTACTTGTGCTACAGCTATCTGTCCTGCCATTGGCTGATTCTTAGCTTCATGGTAGATGTTGGTAGCCATGCACATCAATGCTGTTTCTAATATCATCCGTTTACTATCCTTACTATATCAAAGTGAGCATAGACTATCATACCGCCCACTATAGTTATAACTACTAGAGCTACAATTAGATCTTGTAACCACTCTCTACCAGTTTTCTTTTGTTTAACTAAATTACTCTTCTGTCTTTTCTTCATTTATTATCTTCTTGAATCGTTGTATAATACTGAAGTCCTCTTCAATAGTATTGTCAAACTCTTTATCAATAAGTTTACCATCTAATATAGATAGGTCGTTCCAGTCATTTTCAAATTCATGTTTCATTAGTGTAATACCTCATAATCAAAATCAGGATTGTGTTCTACATATCCTATTATCTTTGCGTCTAACATTAGCTCGTGATCCATATCCCATGCACACTCCTTGCATATAGTTTCTAGATCTTTTGCTTCATGCTCTACCTTTACTATTATATAACCACTTTGTTTTTCCATATCACATTATCCTTATAAAAAATTCAGCACATCCATTTAGAATAAGTGTTATACCAATTAACATAGTCATTGTCAAGAGTAAAGCTTGACCTTCTGTTGGATCTTTGTTGTCGTTATCATTCTTCTTCATGGCAAAAGTTCCTCCAAAATTTACAGTTGTTATCCCCCTTGCACACTCTCTCATGCTTGGCTGTTTCCCAACACTCTGACTGCCAAGGTGAGAAATACTTTGTAGTGAATCTATCTACCCAATCTTGTCCGTCCACCGCCCATAGTCCTAGTATGGGTAGCGGTACAAGTAGTAAGAACACTACAAAGAATGCTTTACCAAACCCTTCGTTATGATATGGTTTCATATTTCCTCCTCAAAGTTATGGTTCTCGTTAACAATCCATCGTACAATCTCTCCAGTATTCCACTTAGCACATTCTTTCTGTGCATCTTCATAAGTGTCGAATACTTTGACTGGAGATTTGTCTGTCCACATTGCACCACATCCCTCTTTGACGTACTCAGTATCCTCTTCTTCAAAGGGTGTGAAGAGTATCGCCCACTTAACTTCCCTCTGCATCTTCTAGCTCTCCCTCTAGCATGTGTGTGTATATTATCATTTTCTCTTTGAGCTTTTGTTTAAGCTCGTCTGCTTTCTTGTTATCTTCTCTGTTATCGTAGTCACCAAAGCTTACAATAACATGCTTGTCAAACCAATCATCACTAGTCATTAATCTCTACTCCTTTTAATATGTTAGCTATTGTTGAGACACAGAAGCCATTACCTAGCATCTTGTATCGTTGTGAATTACTAATCTTTTTTGTTTTACGAACTCTGTGTGTAACAGTTTCGTAAGGCATCTTTATTTCCTCATACACATAAAAGTCACCATACTGCGTACATCCATCAGGCACAGTTTGTAAGCGTTCACATTCTAGAGGAGTTAATGCTCTCCAAAAAAGCTCGTCTACATCTGCGTTTTCTTTTAGTAAAGTGGTTTGATTTATCCAATTATCACACTCTACCTTTGGCATTCTCCAACCGCCTTGCATAGTTGTCAGCGTAGGACTCTTGCCTTGCCTACTGTAGACACGCTTGATAATGTCATAGCCTTTGAGATCAGCTACACCAACTTGTTTGCAACCATTCTTGTCAAAGACTATCTGTCGTCTAGCTTTGTTGTAGTAATGCCTAAGATTACCACCTTTAAAATAGTTTGCATCTAAGCAATGTGACTTGTCTCTATCTGCCATACCACCATCTTCTAATATATCATTGAGTACCATACCCTCATCCTTTATATCATTATAGATGATGTTTGTCCAGTAAAATCTTTTCCTACTCTGCGGAGAACTCTTGGCACTATTCTCTAAGTAAAGACTTATGTCAGGGAATATCTCTTTGAATGTCTGCGTAAAGTAGTCTCGCCACTCTGTAGGCATAGATGCTACATTCTCAATCAATACTTTGTCAACGTCTAGTTCTTTGAGAGCTTGTATCAGCACCTTAGACATGTCTCTTGGGTCATCTTGGAACTTCTGCAAACCTGCAACTGAGTAGCTCTGACAAGGGAATCCTGCTACTAACAGATCAATCTTCTTGCCTTTTAGCTTTGTCCAGTTCCTAGCATCACCATGTTGAATGATACTAGGAAAGTTATACTTGCTCACTGCAATAGGATAGGGATCTATCTCAAACGCATGATACTCGTCAGGCTCAATACCTAGTTTGTTTAATGCAAACATAGTGCCTGAGAAACCATCAAAGAAACTTGCTACTACTTTATACATCTTTTAACTCCTCTATTCCTTCAACTAAATCGTCTACTAAATCTCCAATAGTATCTTCATTATCTGTGCCATCATGCACACGCTTAATATCTCTTAACTCATGTGCGTCAATGGTAGCTTTTAAATCTATTATATCAAAGTATAATTTACTTATCGACATCTTTTAAGTCCTTCCGTAAAAGTTTAGCTTGAAACATCTCATGTTCATGTCTCCGCTTGGCAACCTTTTCTCTCTTGTCATTGATAGTCATGGTTGCCTTACGGATAAACATTGGGTTTCTATTCTTAGGCTGTTTTGACTTTCTTTTCATTTGTCCATTCCCAAGTTATAGATCTCTTGATTGATTCAACTGTCGAATCTGGAGAGATACTATCACCCTCATCGTCACACCCTAATACTAATCCTTTGTTGACTAGCTGTATAGGTGGGTGCATTCGACTATATCTGTACTCCCATCTAAACTGTAACTCAGCATATAATCCTTCATCGTCTACATATATGCCATCAAATCCTACAGGTATTCGAACTACATCAAACGCTCTAGGTGTGTATCCTGACATAAGCTTTTTATCATTCATGTATACGTTTTGAAATCCTATAAGCTTATATATGTCTTTGTAATCTCCGCTGTACTCAACCTCTTGTACAGTTTCAAACATTGGGTCTATCAATATCGCTTTCATTACGCTGTCTCCTTTGCAAAGTATTTCTTAGCTATATCGTCACTTATAATATACTCTCCACCATTTTGCAAGTCTTTTATTAAGAAAGGTTTCTTTCTAGCTCTGCGTCTGTAACCTGATAGCTTGAACTCTTTGCCATCAAGCCTAGCCACTTTGTTAAGATCAAGCTTGTATATACCTGCCCAATCTTCTAGCTCCTTCTCACTCTGAGACTTAGCACCTTTTATTCTAAGATTAACTTTGAATGTTACTTCGGTATCACTAAAGTTAGCACTACCCACCTCTACTTCAAAGTTGTCCAGATCTGTCAGCTTGTTCTCTAAAACTGACCGCATCTCTTTTACTAGCTTTCTGTTTAATAACATTTGTTTGACCTCGTTAGTTGTTAAAAATAATAGTTATACGCTACGTCTAGTATATAGCATATGGTTACTAATGCAATGAATATATTAAATTGTTTTTTCATAATCTCTCCTCACAAAATATACCACACTCAAAGCTATAGTTCTTTAGTGATCTACCCTTAGCATCTTTAGGTAACTCATGCAAGAATAATCGCTTACCCTTGTACTTGACTAGCTTTGCTCCAATACGTTTGGATTGTTCTAGTCTCTTCTCAAATACCTCAGGAAACTTCTCACGTACAAGATTCCAATAGGTAGGTGACCCTGCTTTGACACACCCAATACAATTCGCATTAGGAAAGCCATACCTATAGATCTTAGGCAACTCTATATTGTTCTTTGCTAATATGTCAAAACAATCTTGTTTAGTTAACCCAAGATCTACAAGTATAGGTAGCAAGGTGTCACGTTCTGTCATCTTAAATCTATCTGCTCTGTTCTTCTCCTCAGCAGTAAATCCAAGTACTAGATAGTCGGAGTTGTTCTTGTTCTCCCATTGCTGTCTAGCGTGTTTTTTTAGTCGCATAGTACAAGGCGCACCTGCTATTCCTGCCATGTACTTATGTTTATCCCATACAGTTTCCGCAGAGCAATCAGGAAAATCCTCATTGATAGCGTACTCTATCTTTATACCTAGCCACTTCTCCACATCATGCAGAAATCTTTGGTTGTCCTCATGTTCTTCTTTGACTGGATTATTTACTACTCTCACATTGTTAGTATCTCCGTAGTGTTTCAGCGTCATTAGTGTAGCTATGGCACTAGCACTCCCACATGAAAACCATACAGTAATATCTTTGTTTGTTATGCCCATCTCAAGTATCTCTCTCCATCTTTCTCATAGCTCATACTTCTTCTATAATCTTTATGGTATCGAATGTCAATATATTTTTCATAGTCTTTTAAAATCCATAGTGGCTCTGCTCCGCTACCTCTACATAAGAACCCATTACACATGTACAGATAGTCGCCCTCTGCTGACCATTCGCTACCCATATCTAGATAGCAGAATTTACCATGTACTCTGTCTTCTGTAATCTTTGTAGTCTCCCACATAAACTCATCACTATTTACGCAATCGTAACCTAGTCGGCATACGTCACCTACTTTTAATTCTTTTGTACTCTCTATTAGTTTCATCACTTTCCTCTTCTGCTTTTTCACACTCTCCGCATTGATATTCCCACTCATCTCCGCAATGCTGACAATCTGCTAATTTATATAATCCGTTTATAATCTCATACATTTGTTATACCTCGTTGATACTATTTGTCAATACTTCTTTACTTTTTCTACTATTACATTCGTACCCCCAAACTTATAACAAGCTAGACAATCCTTGCATTTTTGACCAGTACAGTTTTGCTCCTCTACATTCTCATGTTCTAGCACATTGTTGAACACCTTGTCAAAGTTTTCAGGTGGCTCGTACATTATATCACTCATTATAGGATTACTATATACTAATATCAAGTTCTTAGGCTTGTCTCTAGTCTTTAGTATCTTCTTAATCAAGTCTTTACGCTTTGTCCACAGTGCAAATGTAGTAAGCTCATTCTTCTCGCATATGTTGAACAGATTAATCAAATGTGTAAGATTGATCAATTCTCCATGAGCAGAAAACCTAAAGTATAATTTCATAATCGTAGGTAGTTGTTGACTATGTAAGACACTCTCACTCAATAGCTTACTGTTTCTCTCCAAACAATCTACCATGTTTTTACGATATGTCATAAGCATTTGCCAAGAATAACACTTCTTACATATAGTCTTTTTCTTAGCTTTAAACATCTTCTGACAAAAATTATTGCTTGTAGTATTTGTAGATATAGCATCAAATTCTATAAGCTTTCCTGTCATTTTTGATACGTGTACTTGCTGTAAGTTCATGGCTGATAACCTCTCCAAATCCACCAAATTATAAATAAGAATATTAGTGCAGATCCAAACATCATACCTAATATTATTTCTCCTAATAGATAATTAGTCATATCATACCTCGCTGTTAGTTGTCAATCTTAAAGTGCCTATCAAGTTAAGGTAAGCTCTAATTGAATAGAGCTTGACCTTCTTTGTAAGCTTTCCTTACTTGCTTTTCTAATTTATTCCTAGCTTTCTCATTCTGCAATCTACCGCTGATAGGATCTCGCAGAATGTAAAGGTTACCGCCTATGATAGTGCCATGAGCTTGGTAGCCTTTACGCACTCGCATTTGACCATTACCTACTTTACGGAATGATATATCTGTTACTTTAAATGTTTTAACTTTCTTTGTCATAATGTGACCTCGCTTTCTAATTTATGGCTGATTAATGTTATACTATCAATACTAATTACTTGTCAATAACTTTATTGATAGACACTTTAAGAGTGACGATATAAGGGTGTGGTTGTCACCTATGTCACCATAGCTCACACCCCTACATCAAACATACTTGTCCAGTTCCGTCCTTCGGCTAGTTGCAATTCTGTGTTGTCTAGCTCAGCACCCACGAATCTCAGTGAGTTATTGTAGTATAACCGACCATCATTTACTTATCGATCTGTCGTATCAGCGTGTTTCAAGCTGTCCTACTATTTGGTTCTATTTCTTCTACGTCTACCAATCTGCTTGTCGGATTCAACCAACTTGTATAGTCTTAATTTAGTCGTTTTTGTTTTAGTCGTCAAGTTTTTTTTTTACTAAGTTTTACTATTTATATTTTACTAGGTCGTCAATTTGTGTAGTTGTTTCTATCATTGTTTAGATTACTAAGTTTATAATATTAAGTGCTGTTATTCTTTTTCAATCTACTAATGTATATTTACACTTAAGAAACTTTGTAATACTTTAACTCGCTACAACTACAAAGATAGTGAAATAAAAAACATATGTCAAATAAAAAAATGCATCCACTATAAAAAAATTACAATAGCCAATAAAATAAGGGGGATGGGGTGTACTATACTAGCTTAGTGATACAATAACACTTATAAAAACTAATAAAAACAATAACTTAAGTATATAAATAGTGTGTAGAAATAAATAATAGCTAATAAAATAAGGGCTATAAATAAGACAATAAATAAAAAAGATAATAATATCAATGACTTAGATAAAATAGGGGTGGCAAGAGCCATAGGGGGGTAGTCCGTTAGCGTATACACAGTAATACACAGAAGGGGTTTTTAGGCTGTGTACCACTATTATTTGACACTCTGGCTAAATGGGTAGTTTTGTGCTTGACAGGCAGCGAAAAACATGGTATAACATAGGCAGAGCCTTTTAGTTATAACTATAAAGTCTTAACTATTTAAATAATAACTTAAATAACATTATAACTATAAAGTTATAACTACTCTTATATTAATTATTATTTTATTTCCTAGTAAAAAAGAGTTGACAATGAAAAAGAACAGAGTAAAACTATATCCATCTGATAATGTTATAGAAGAATTTTACGAAGCATTAGCCAGTAAAAACGAAAGAAAGTTAAAACAAGTACATATTCCTAAGTCAGATGTTTTTTATGTACGTAAAGCCATCTATATGAAAACTGGGACTCTCTATTCCCTAGATCACGTAGAACGTGCTATGTATCTTGAGGGACTTCTACGTCCTGATGAGGTGCTTGAACCATACGAGCCTAGAGGTTACTGTTCCTATGACACCAGAGATGCTAGATAGATGGAAGATTCTGCCAAGACTAATGATGCTTACGATGACAGCCGTCTACATTCGCTGCGTAGAATGGGCTTTGAGTCTTGGACCAGAGTTGACTACCCAACAAGCAGGATTAATATCCGTGATTACTGGAGCGATGACAGGCAGTTTCGCCATTTGGATGAACGCAGAACGCTCAAACGAAAAAGGTATGGACAAATGATTTCATATGTGTTAAAATATTTAAAACGTATTTGGTGTGCAGTCCTAAACAAGAAGTGTCACGATGACTGTGACTGCACTATTAAAAAAGAACCTTATGACGGACTGTAAGTAAAGGAAACATACATGGCTACACTAATGGCTGATAGGTCAGGTGAATCTGTAACAGGTTTAACTGTTAAAGATTTAAGAGCAATAGCAAAAAGAGAAGCTATAGATATATCAGGTTTAAAAACAAAAGCAGATATAATGAAAAAGCTAACACGAATGTTAGGCACAAAGTTTTACAACAAAGGTGGCTTAACTAAAAAACGTAAAAAAAGATAAATATGTTAGGCACAATACTTAGTTCAGTTTCTAGTTTAGCATCCTCTTACATCGAAGGCAAGACAGCAATACAAAAAGCTGAAGCCACAATACGAATGAAAGAGGCAACAGGTGAAATAGATTGGGACTTAGCTGCTATGAGGGCATCGCAGTCCTCGTGGAAAGACGAATGGCTTACACTTTTGTTTAGCATTCCTCTAGTACTGAGCTTCTGTGGTGAGTGGGGAAGGGGTATAGTAGCAGACGGATTTGAGGCACTGGCAGGAATGCCGCAGTGGTATCAGATTGCGTTAGGAGCTATTGTATCTGCAAGCTTTGCCACACGGTCTGCGAGTAAATTATTTAATATGAGAAAGAAGTAATGGCAAAATGGAGTATCCCAATGTTTAAATTATCGAGTAGAAGCCTAGAAAAGTTAGAGGGAGTCAACCCTATTCTTGTTGACACTGTAAAAGAAGCTATCAAACTAAGTTCTGTGGACTTTGGAGTGATCTATGGGGTACGTTCTCTTGAAGAGCAAAAGAAATTGTATGAATCTAAAAGATCGCAGACGATGAAGTCTAAACATCTCATACAAGATGACAAAACATCACACGCTGTTGACCTTATGGCTTATGATGGTAGTAACCCAAGTTGGGATTTGGTCATGTATGATGACATAGCAGACGCAATGAAAGCTGCTGCCTTGAAAGTAGGAGCTAAAATTAGGTGGGGCGCTGCATGGCAAATAGATGATATAACAAAATGGGACGGAACAATGGAACAAGCCATGAATGCTTACGTAGATTTACGTAGGAGTCAAGGGCGAAGACCATTTATAGACGGACCACACTTTGAATTAAACTAAAATATGGCAACCAAAGTAAATAAAAAGTCTATGCCTTGCAATAAACCAAGGCGAACACCCAAACATAAGACAAAATCACACATTGTTAAGGCTTGTGAGAAGGGTAAAGAGAAGATTATACGCTTTGGTCAGCAAGGAAAGAAAGTTGGTACGGTAAAAGGTACAGCAGGTGCGCCAAAGAAGGGCGAATCTAAGACAATGAAGAACAAGCGTAAGAGTTTTAAGGCACGACACGCTAAAAATATTGCAAAAGGCAAGATGTCTGCAGCATATTGGGCAGATAAAGTAAAGTGGTAGCGATGAAAAAGAAAGCAGATAATAAAAAGACCAGTAAAAAACCTGCTTTTATAGTAATGATTGCTATTGGAGAGAAGAAAAAGAAGAAGAATAGTAAAAAAGGGTAACGAGTGGCGTTTTTACAGAGTAACATCCCATACTTCAAGGCATGGGTAAGAAGAGAATATACGTGTAATTTTGAACAGTATCATGGAGAGTTCTTACACGCAATGGTAAT